GAGCGCATATTTGCCGGAGACATCGAGCAAGGCGAATTTATTGCTATGGCCGGCTATGTATCTGAGCGCCTCTATATAGCCCTTCTTGTGTATGAAGTTATCCGGCCATTTTTGGAGGACGTCTCGTACTAATAGGGCGGTATCGCTGTGTTGGTCGCTTCGTGGGGCTGCGCTTATTACTCCGTTATGGGCAAACGCTATATTTTGGTTCACTCTGAAGGGGTGCGCGTTAGCCTCGTTAACATTACCTTGGGTCGATATGCGGAAATGCAGCAAAATAGCGTGTTCGGTCTGCCTTTTGATTGCTACATACTTCGCATGCAATGCATCAGGGCTTTGCATCTCTTTAATTATATGCAATTTTCCGTTATGAATGTAAGCGAAGCCCGCGCCATCGGGGTTATTATCCCACAAATTAAGGAAAGAAGATAGCGAAATAGCGGGCGCGTTGTTAGGGTTTAAAATTAGTGTACACATGGCTAATTGGGTTTATTGGGTTTTAAAATGAAAAAAAGGATAAATAATAGGAGGAGGAAATAGAATAGCCGATTCATAGTGTACCGGTTACTTCGTGGGCGCATGTAAAATTAGGGCTCAAATAATAGCGGCCGGTTCTGTTGGTCGGGCGCGTGTCGTTCTGCTCTGCTGCTATGTACGCCTTTAGTTGCTCTTCGCGTTTATGGCTATTTGCTTGAAACGGGTATCCATGCAAGTCTTTAGCGGTCTGAACGAATAACCTAACAAGCCCGCAAATACCTTTAGGGGTGTACACTTGGCGCAAATGGCGGTTTATGGCGTGGCCTGGGTCTATTATCATTTTTAGTACTGCGTGTTCACTCTTATAGCTGCAATGGGTTACTATTAGCTCTAATAACTGAACGCGCCATATTAAGCTATCAACGTTTTGAACATGGCCAAAAATTCTAAATTCTAATGTACGTTTTGTGCCGGTGTCGCAGTTTATCGCGTCGTACCTATCAACGCCAAGGGAATTATCACTCGCAAAGTGCTGTAAATTCTTGCGGCCTTTTAGCCTTATTTTTTTGGCTCTGCTGTAGCCGGACGTGGAATAAGGTATCCGAAACAAATTGCCCTCTCGTACGTCCTCCAAAATTGCGTTTATCATGCTATTTGGCTGCCTTTGAGTCAAGCGGTTAATATAGACAGCGTACAAAAGGGGCAAACCTCCCAACAATTGGTTATAAATTTGATAGGGCGTTTTACCTGGTATGCTTAAATGTATATGGCCTCCACACTTCCAGGGCTTCCCGGTTGTATCGTCTCCGTTTATAAACGGGGCTACCTTTTCAAGGGCTCGCAGCCACTGCGCGCGTGTTCGGCTCAGCGGTAAAATAGGGCTTACAAGTTCGTACCCAAAATTATCGCATAAACTGCCATCGTGGGTTTTGCGCCAAACTTCGCGGTTATGGTCAAACGTGGCGCGCGCTAAGTCTTGCGGCCGCTCGTCTGCAAAATTTGAACATTGTTTTTCAATTTCGAGGCCTATTGCGGGCGCTTTTACTATTTGGTCTTGTCGGTCTATGTAATCTCTATCAACTACAATGGAGGCCGCGTATATGGCTTGGCTCTCGGTGGTGTGGTAACTAAAATTATTTGCCATGGTTTTTTGGTTTAAAGGTTTAAAGGGTTTAAAGATTAAAAATGAGACGTACAAAATTGAAGGTAAAAAATAGGGCACTCGTAACAATTAAGAACCGGTCGAACATGCGGCCGGCAACATCAAAGAAAGTTGGGGGTATTACGTTTTTTTTCATGGGGTTAAATTTTTAAGGTTGAACAAAAATAGGGGTTTAGTGTACCTATTGTTTGGGGCGGTGGTCGTGTTGTTTTCATGCCACAAAAATACACTTTTTTCAGTTCGTGTATACTTTCTGTAAAAATATTTTTTCATTTCAGGGCCTCGACTTTTGGACCTCAGGACCTCAGGACCTCAGGACCTCAGGACCACCACATGGACCACCACAGGCCCAACACCATAGGCCCACTTTTGGGCAGGCCTAATTATAAATCTATATATACATGCGTTGACGATTAACGATTAACGATTATTGACGATTGACGATTGACGATTGACGAACATTGACGATAAACGTGGCTTGACGATTATTGACGATTGACGATTTACATGGCTTGACGACCGCTTGACGACCTGTTGAAAAGTTTTTTGAAAAATAATTCATATTTTTTTTTACAAAAGTGTTGCTCATGTAAAAATCATTCGTACCTTTGCATAAGATTTTGTTTTAACCTTTAACCACTTAACCACATGATTACTCTACACCACTTTTTTGACGACTTGATTAGAGCCTATTACTCGAATCAACTCGATTTAGTTAAGCGCACGTTTAACGATTTAACGGATAAGGGTAGATTAGCTCTATTCAACTACATGACTATTGACTGCTATTATGAGGCTGTTGATAGCGATATTGACCCCTATGAACTCTACCTCGAAATTTCTTCTCTTTAACCTTTTAAACCCAAAACCAAATGAACATCATCGAATCAACCCCCATCAACCTTGGCAATGACGATTGCGATATCGTGAATGCCTTCATCTACAAGCAGAATGGAACGCTTCACCTGCATATCGACTACCCAACCTCTGAGCGCATTTTGAATGCAATTGGCACAGAGTCAGCAAACACGGCATTGATTGTCGCAACCAACGACTATGAGCAGAGCTACATTGACGCGCTGTGGGAGTCCCAATACCCTCAATGGAATAACATTCTTTTTTCTTTTAACCCTTAACCCACCAAAATCCCAATGAATCATGAAGTCATCGCTCAAACACCAATAACCTTGGATAACGGCAACATCGTTGATGCCTACATTTACAAAGAGCCAAGCGGAGTGTTCTCTCTAAAGATTAACTACATCTTCGAGGCTAACACCAACTCAACACGCATAAAGCAGATTACTGAAGCCCTATGGCGTAAGCAACATAGAGACTGGTTCAGATTTATCCGCTTCCAACGTTCTTCAACTCCACTTCCAATGCCTAAAACCAACAACCAATGAAAAACACCATTAGAGGTATCTTAATTGACCCTTACACCAAAACTCTATCCTACACGGATATCGAACTCAATGACCATGGCGGATGCCTAAAAGGGCTCTATAAGGCCATAAACTGCGACTTAGTCGAACTCGTTAGACTATCAAAAGACCTTGACTTATGGGTTGACGAGGAAGGCTTACTCAAGATTGACGAGGACACAAAGTATTTCCATACTGAGGGCATGTCCAATCCTATCGCTGGCCGTGGCGTTCTTTTAGGCAATAAACGCACAAAAGAGGGAGTAGATGCCACCGACTGCCCATACACGATTGACGATGTTTTGAGCAAAATCACATTCAGAGAATTTTCTTTTAACCCATTTTATTAACCCTTTTAACCAAATTTTTTATGAAAACCCAAAATTTTGAAGAGCAAGTAAACAAGCTCACCAACCAACTCATCGAAGAGGCTTCTGTACTAACAGAAGACCCTCTATTATGCACGAGAGTGGCTATCTACATGAACTCCACCGGAGCTGATGAGATAATGACTACCGGATTCTTTATTGATGAAGAAGCTTCTCTTGATGTTCCTTGTCGTAAAAAAGTATCATCATACCTTGACGATAGGGAAGAATTAAGAGCCATGGTCTATGCTGAACTTATTAAAAGATATGAATCTCTCGAAAATGGAAACAACTAAGCCAAGGAAGAATAACGTGGTCATTGAAGTGCCACTCAATATGTGCGTATCCGAAATGAACGCACGATATCGGAAACTTCTTTCCATACCAACGACTAAAGAAGTTTTTATTGATGATGTTTCTAAGTGGGCTGCTCAAATCATTCAATCACACTTGACAAGAGCCGATATGCTTGCTGATAACTCCTACGAGCTTGAACACTGCGACATCATTAAACCATTAACCCTTAACCATGAATTGGTAGGACGCATTAAAGAACATTTCAAACAAACCCATTAAACCAAAAAAACATGAAAGACCAAACAATTAGTGAAGCTTTAGGTATAAGCAACAATCAAAGTGCAGAAATCCACTCTCACATTAAGGAGGTTTTTAACAAAACTGAAACTCATGATGAGGCCATTAAAATCATCATTGAAAAAGTGAAGAACGATGCTTTTGGAGAGCATGATAGCCCTATTTCAGATTATGAATTTAAGCTATTCTATGCAGCCATGAAGTACGGAAACATTATGATGGTAGAACAAGTAAAAATGAATATGCTTAGAAACCTTTTTAACCCCAATGAAAATGAATAAAATCACTGACAACAAGTTTCCGATTCCAAAAGATGCGATTACGGAACTTGTTAATGAGCTTCCTTATGGAAGTCTATCAAAAATCGCAGAAATGTTTCCCAACATGAGTAAGCCTACGGTTTATATGCATGCGAAACCTGGCAAACACCGATACCGAATTGATATCGTCTTGGCTATGCTCTATACGGCTGAAAACCACCGAAAGATGCTCAAAATAACCGATAAGCTTAAAATGCGCGTCTTTATGGACTCACTCTTTGAACACTACATTGTAACCGATTCTCAAAAAAAACACATCATTCTTAAACCCTTTATATCATGAAAAACCTTATTGCCGCATTGTATCATGCAAAAAAAGAATTTCCAGCCATTAAGAAGGACATGAACAATCCGTTCTTCAAAAAGAAGTATGCCGACATTAACTCAATCTTAGAGCAAGTCGAGCCAATACTTAGAGCACATGGAGTGCTTATCCTTCAGCCTATTGACGAGAACTCAGTGTGCACTCAACTCATTCACGTTGAAAGCGGAGAGATGATGACCTCTTGCATAGCCTTGACAAACGGAGTAAAGGCTCAAGACCTCGGTAGCGAGATAACATACTTCCGTAGGTACTCCCTCCAATCACTCTTAGCCCTACAAGCTGAGGATGACGATGGTAACCTTGCATCTGGACGCGCAACATCTCCACAAGCCACTCAGCAAGCACCACAACAAGCACCACAAGTCCAAGTTGTGAATGAGAGTAGCCCAAAAGCAACACCAAGCCAAGTGGGTGAGATGACCGCACTTTGGAACATCGTTAAAGAGAAGTCCTCAAGCTCACTCATGCCAATCGTTAAGAAGTTTGGTCTATCACCTACCCATAAACTTAACGACTTGACCTTCACTGAAGCCGTTGATTGTATCAATATCCTTGACGCGATAGTATCTAAAATCAAATGAATAGAGAACTTCTTTCAGCGGATATATCCAAGGCAGATATAGAGCTGTTCACTGAATCCATTGTTTCAAAAGTGTTCGATGGAGACCTTGACCCACTATCGGTACACATCCGTTCTAAGGCGGTTATTAAGGCTTTAGAGGCGATTGTTTCTAAGACCGAGGAACTTGCACGAGACAACGCCCAAAAGTACGGTGAGAAGTCTTTTAACGCCTATGGAGCGAAGATAGAACTACGCGAAGGCTACGACACGCCAGACTTTTCCCATGATGAGGTTTGCTTGTCTTTGACCGCTAAACTCAAAGCAAGACAAGAGCTTCTCAAACAAGCATTCCGATTGAGCAACAAGGCGATGATAGTTGACCCGGATACCGGTGAGGTCGTGCCTGTCATGCCAGTAAAATCAACTAAATCCACTATTTCAATAACCTTTCAAAACCCATTAAACCATTAAAACCAATTATCATGAACAACAATTTAAGAAAGCCAAGAACCATTGACTACGATAAGTATCGTAAAATCTTCTCCGAAATCTACCTTAACTGCTGGAAGTCCGAAGGCTTCAACCAAGCAAGGCTTAGAGACATCTTTATTAACTACCAAGTTGACTGCTTTTACTCAACTAAGGTTATGTACGATATGGGCATCCTTACTACCATTGATGATGGCACATATAGGAAGTCGCCACTGATTGCATGGAGTGCTCGTATGCCGGATGACAACATGATTACCGATGTTATTCAGCAAGTTCAGCTCGTGAGGTACGAAAAAGGTAGCGACATGAGGGAGAAGAGGAAGGCAGAACGTATTGCCGCTCGTGCTGCTCAGAAGGCTGATGCTGCCAAAAAGCATGAGCCAACGCCTGATACCCTCTCTGAGTACCAAGCCATATTCGAGGAGAACGACCTTGCCCAAGACCCATTGACCAAGGTAGCTCATTCCGATGTTTGGTGCTTGAAGTTCGGAACTGAGAAGCAATACTTCTCCGCCTTCGGCTTCGAGGTGATGAAACAGATTGGTAGAATCATAGCCACTGAAACCGTTAAATAAACTAATGTTACCTGCTCTCTCCATCACGGGGAGGGCAGGTTTCTTAAACCCACCCAATTATGAACGACATCGAATTTATCTTTGAAATTAAAGACGAAGCAGGTAGCTTCGAAGTACCAATGTACTTTTCCGCACACGAATGGTATGACGATGACAGCGGTGATATACCTGCTGTTTACTACACCGACATCGGATTTGACGAGCGGCAGAAGGACATCATTCACGAACTGATTAGAATGAAGGGAACTGAACACGATGGCGGATTGCTTGGGCAAATGCAGGATGCCGCTGATTGGTGGAAGAGCAATCAAGGGCCTGATTCCGTGTGGCACGATTACTTTACTAAAGACCAATAAACCAACAATAAAATGCAACTACTTAAAGCCCTCGAAGTCCTTACTGAATACGAAAAATTCCGACTAAGGATAGTAGAAACACCGACCATCAACTCCTTCGAGTTGTTAGATGCCATAAATGCGGTCTTAGAGCAACTTAGAGGCACTCAATCGCAACTGGCGGAAGATACCCTCGAACAAATGAAAGAAGGTCTTAAATCGCTTAAAAACCCTATTACACACGAAATGTACTTGGGGTACGAATTAGCCTACAACTTGTATAAGAAAAACTACAAGGGATATTTACCTACGCAAGTAACAACTGAACAACCTTAAACCCAAAAAACTATGTCAAATTATTTCGAGGAAAAAACAATACTCACCCTTAAAATCGGAAGCCGCACCTGCTCAATAGAGCTTGAAGGAAGCGAGCACACGGCATCGGAACTTATCGAGTCTTTTACAAGCCTTATGGTGGGGCAGACTTTTATTGATAAGTCCTGCTACATGGCTATGAGGGAAATTTCAGACGACCACTTAAACGAAACAGAATGAAAGAATACAGAAAATGGCTCAAAGGGATTCGAACTCTCGACTTGCAGTTCGAAAGAGACTCAATGGAATGGGTGGCATCCTTCGGCTCAACGGATGAGGTGAAGAGAACAGCCAAGGAGAAAATTCAGTGCGTCTTGCAGGAGATTCAACGCAGAGAGGGGTTCTCAGTAATTTCTTGATATGTCAACAGAATTGAGCAAAATCATAGAATCCTATCCGGACGAGGGATTCTTATTGGCTAATGGATTTGATGACTGCGTTATAGGAGTCGAGACTTTATCTATGAGGCTAATCTATTCAGTATCGAAATGCGTAGATACTTTAATGAAACAGGGAATGGCCTTTGATGATGCCGTTGAGTATCTTGAGTTTAATACGTTTTGCGCATACGTTGGCGATAAAACGCCAATATGGAGCAACGATTTGTTTTAATGTCAAAAAACCAAATGGAAGAAACCATACCAAGTTGGGTCATCAAGGCTATGACTCCACTCGACCACAAAAGAGACTGCATGGCGTTTTGTAGAGACTTCTACATAGCCATAAGACTGCTCCCAAACGATTTAAGGCTCGAAGCCTATGACGCGATTATGGACTACTCATTCCAAGAAAGAATGCCACAAGAAGGCTCAGTAGGCAGACTGGCAGTCGGAATGGTTGAAGGCAAAATTGATTTAGACAACTTCGAACATACTTCGAACAAGTTCGAACATGATTCGGACTATATATCTAATATAGATAATATATATAAAGATATTACTAATAAAGAAAAAAGAAAAATATATAAAAAGAAAAAAGAAAAGGGACTCGATTCGGACAAGCAAGAGAAGTTTGATTTGTTTTGGAAAATCTACGATAGAAAAGAGGGTAAGAAGATGTGCGAACAGCTTTGGGAAAAATTATGTGAAGAAGATGTGGATATGATAATTAAAACCGTACCTTTGTATGTTCGTTGGAAGTCCGATGTGAAGTATAGGAAGATGCCAGCGACATACCTACGGCAGAGATGTTGGGAGGATGACATACCAAATGAATTTACCGAGCAACCAAACCAAGTAACCACATACCAACCCCCAAAAGATGCAGTATATTGACCAAGTGCAAAGCCTTGTCCTCGGAATCCTTATGAACAAGGATATGAGGGGAGAGGCCGGGATAGTGAACATGCGCGATGAACTGTTCACAGGAGAGTACGCTAATTGCTTCCGAGCGATTAAGACACTCTACCACGAGCAGAGACCGATAGACCCTATCTCTGTAAGCAAGAAGATGACAGAGATGGGGTTTACCCCTGACCTTCCGAGTTACGCTGTATGGCTCGGTGAATCACCCATGGCGGTGATGCATTGGAAAACCTACAAGGCAGATTTGTTCGAAGCCTACAAAATGAGAAGGCTCGAAGAAATTAAGAAAGACTTAGCCAAGAACTTCGATATCCAAAAGGCTTTCGATGACTTTACCGAACTCAATGGCGAAAAGGAAGCATCCGCTTCAATGGATGCCTACTCTGCGGCTATCGAACTTACCCAAAAGCTCATTCGCATTAAGGATGGCAAGGAGAAGATTACACTGAGCCCTACCTACCTCAGACCACTCGATAAGATTATTAGCGGATTCACAACCCCAGACCTTATCCTGCTTGGTGGCAGACCAGCACACGGAAAAACAACCCTCGGCCTTCAGTTAGCCTTCAACATGGCTTTCAATGGACATTCCATTGGCTTCGTTACTCTCGAAATGAGTAGGCAACAACTTGTATCAAGGCTCGTGTCGAACATATCGAGCATCAACGGACAGAAGTTCAATAACGTGGATAAGGATATGAGCATAGAAGAAGTCAATACCATTGGAAGGCATATCGACCGCATTAAGAAACTCAAACTCTACATCTCAGACCTACCACAAGCTACCACCCAATCCATAGAAGCAGAAGTGGTGCGCCTAAAACGCCAACACCAAATCGAAGGCATATTCGTGGACTACCTTCAACTCGTGAGCCCCATAAAGGAAGATGCTACCAAGCAAAAGGTCGAACAGATAACCAATATCTCGAAGCAATTTAAGGCACTAAGTAAAAGGCAAAACATTTGGGTATGTGTTATATCCTCTTTGAGCAGAGATAGCGAGAAAAGGATAGATAAACGCCCCTACACGAGTGATTTGAGGGAGAGCGGTCAGCTTGAGTATGACGCAGACAAAATTATCTTTGTTCACAGGCCTTCGGCTTACTTAGCGGAGGATGACGCGGAGTTTCAGAAGCTCGATAATCTTATGGAGATAATAGTCCGAAAGAACAGGGCAGGCGAAACAGGAACGGCAATAGCCAACACCGATTTGCGGTACACGAGGATAACGGAATTTCAGTCAACCGATGTAAACCCATTCTAATGACAAGCAAGAAAGACATAGAAACAATGGTTTACATTACGGATGTTGTTACCAACTACATTGGCATTCCTAAGGAGTTTGTCTTTGAAAAGAGCAAAAAGAGAACCATAGTTACCCCAAGGACTCTTTGTATGGCTTTTTCAAGGGAGTACACAAGGGCTACATTGAAGGATATTGCTAAATTCTACAACAAAAAAGACCATTCAACGGTTATCCACGCGGTAGATAATCATAGATATTTATTAGATTATGATAGAAAATATTCCGAGATTTGCGAAGAGTTAAAGGAATTATTTAATAAAACACTACAAAAGAAAACGAGAATGGCGGAGGCTTATACCTTGAAAAAGGGAGATAAGTTTTTTGGAATATTCAATCAATACAAGAAAGCCGTTAAAATTGCAGAAGAAATTTTAGCAGAAGTCGTTGAAATAAATTCTATGAACACTTATGAAAGAGAAAGTAGTCGCTAAGTCTGCCTTTGAGCTTTTCTATGAATTTATAGTTTCTCAACCAGACGAGATTAAGAAGAATGATATCATCATGCAGCTCAGAAAGTGCCAAAAAATCTTTAAGAGTCAAATTATGAGGGCATATACCTCCGGATATGAGAACTATGTAATACCAAGAAGATGCTTTTGGACTGGCGAGAAGTATTTCATGGTCAAATACGGAGATATAGACCTAAGCGGAAAAGGAAAAGGAAATATGGCAGTAAGAAAGCTTATTTCCAAAATAGAACCAAAAAGATTCAACCCATACACTAAATCATATAAACAAAAAACAGATGAGTAAAAAACCGATTGTTTACGCCCAAGGTCTTTATGTCAATGAAAAGTACGTTAAGAACCTAAAAATTGTCGACTTGAACATTAAAGCCGATAAGTTTATCGAGTTTATTAAAGCCAACACGGATGTCAAAGGGTACGTCAAAATCAATTTATGGCCGAAGACCGAGCCGGACAAGTTCGGCAGCCACAACGCAATCCTTAACGATTGGAGACCGACCGGTTACGGAGAAAATAACCCAAGCGGAGGCTATCAAGCTCCTCAATCAAACGACCTCCCGTTCTAAATTCGGGAACAAGAAAATCCTCGAAGCCGATGGTACGAGGTCGGACAGCAAACTTGAGTCTTATTTGAAGAGGAGGCTCGATATGCTTAACATCTCGTATCATCAGCAGGTAAGCCATGTACTTATGCCCTCCTTCCGCTACAAGGGAGAGTTGATTAGGCAGATAGCCTATAAACTTGACTTTGTAGTGGATGGGCGGTACGCGGTGGAAACGAAGGGATTTTTTACTGCCGATGGGAAGATTAAGTGGAAGCTTTTTCTTCACCAGTACGGAGATAGATTTGAGGGATGCCTTATCCTTCGAAACCAAAAGCAGTGCGATGAGTTTGTTTCTCGATATTTGCTCAAATAAAACTAACCGATATGCCTGAGTTCAGAGGGTGGCAGATAACCCGTTCAACTGCCAAAGGAAAGAAGTACACGGCTACCAAAGGGGATAAGACCGTTCACTTTGGGGCACAAGGGTACACGATAGCCCCAGGAACACCGAAGGGCGATAACTACTGCGCTCGTAGTGCAGGTATTAAGAGCGAAACACATTCCCCCAATTGGTTTGCTCGTGCCCTATGGTCTTGCCGTGGCGATAAGAGCGCGGATAAGAAGCCCTTTTACGGAGAGATAAGTTTGCCCTAATATGCTCAAAGAAACTAAGACCTTAATGGTCTATCAACTCAGAAACAACCTCGGACAAATCGAGGGACTGCCCAAGAACCCAAGGTACATCAAAGACGAGAAGTTCGATAGGCTCAAAAAGAGCATAGAGGACAATCCTGAAATGCTTAAAATCAAGGAACTCGTTGTATTCCCATTCAAGGAAAAGGGCGATAACCCCTCTCAGCAGGTGTATATCGTAATAGGCGGAAATATGCGCTTATACGCACTCAAAGACTTAGGGATAGCAAGTGTGCCTTGTAAGATTTTGGATGCCTCTACGAGCGTAGAAACACTTAAAAAGATAGTCCTTCTCGATAACGCCTCCTTCGGCTCATACGACTATGACCTATTGGCGAACGATTGGGAGCAAGAGATGCTCGAGGCTATGGGATTAGACCTATGGAACACCTTGGAGAAGTTTGAGGACTTGAACTACAACTCTGGGGAGGATGAGCCAAACGAGAACGATAAGCCTAACAAGAAGATAATCTTAAAAGTAACCTCGGCTCAACACGCGGAAATAACCGACTTCCTTCTCAATCAAGGGGATGGGGAGAGTTTAGAAGTGGGGATGCTATCAGTAATGGAAATCATTAAAAACCAATAATATGAACTTCGAACAACTAAAAGAAAATGTAGTTCAATGGGCAGACAATAAAGGACTGCTCGAATACGAAAACGCCCCCAAGCAAATGCTTAAAGTGGTGGAAGAACTTGGAGAGCTATGCGGTGCTATCGCCAAGGGCAAAAGAGCAGAGGAAATTGATGCCTTCGGAGATGTTTTAGTAACCCTAATCATCCTTGCCGAGCAAAGGAATGTTTCATTGGTGAATGCCCTTGAAGTAGCCTATGATGAGATTAAAGGCCGCACTGGCAAAAAAGTAGATGGCGTTTTTATAAAAGACGACCTATAACATGAGCGATAAGATAGTTGAATCAGTTATTGACCAATTTCGGACAAGAGC